TCACGTGGTGGAGCTGCTAGACGTAGATAATGTCTTATCTTATAAGTAACGTGCCACATTTTAAATGTTGGGTACGTAAAGAGTTCACTTGTAATCATATGGATTATCATGGTGAATACCTTCACGCATTAGCTTTTGCAGTCAATACTATACCTGATAGATCACTAAGCTTTCAAGTTGTGTTCACAGGCTGTGATGAAAAAGAAAATGTACATGGTGGTGCGATGTGGGCAAGAATGCCTATACAAGCACTTGTAGCAGATATACCTGTAGATGAATGGGCAGAACCAATGGAAGATCATTTGTGTCAACCTTGGGATTGTGAGTCAAGACATCATAGTGTAATTGTCATGGATAGAGTTAGTTCTTCTCCGTGGATTTGCAAAATAGCTAATGAGTTTTATACAGCTAAATACATGTTTACTGTAGACTACACAGATAGTGACATAGCAGATGATCCAGCACAACATAAACAATCACATGTTTTATATTTGTTGGATGCAGGTAAATGGACAGGCAATATTGTAGCTTTACCTAACAACAGAGTTAGAGCAACAAGTCCTGCATTGTGGGTTACAGGAGAAGGTGCTCCTGATTTTATGCCATCTCAATGGACACACTCAGCAGAGGCACACGAATCTTATTTAGATCCATATACTACGTTTAATAATTTATATGAGGATAACAGTGGCAGAGGAAGCAAAAAAGACAATAAAAAAAGTAGCAAGTAAGCTAAAAAAAGCTAGTAAAGCTCATGCAGGACAAGCAAAAACTTTGTCAGCTATTGAATTAAAAAAAGGTGGCTCTGTCAAGAAAAAGAAAAAAACAACAAAAAAGAAATCTAAAAGCAGAGTTAATGAAGCTGGTAATTATACAAAGCCTGAAATGCGTAAAAGATTATTTAACCGTATCAAAGCAGGTGGCAAAGGTGGTGCTCCCGGACAATGGTCAGCTAGAAAAGCTCAGATGTTAGCCGCAGCTTATAAAAAAGCAGGTGGTGGATATAGAGGCTAATGGCAAAGAAGAAGAAAGATCCTAAAGTTGGTACAGGAAAAAAACCAAAAGGTTCAGGCAGACGCTTATACACAGATGAAAACCCTAAAGACACAGTTAGCATCAAGTTTGCGACCCCAACAGATGCAAGAGCAACCGTTGCAAAAGTTAAAAAAATCAATAAGCCTTATGCGAGAAAGATACAGATACTTACAGTCGCTGAACAACGAGCTAAAGTAATGGGCAAGACTGAAGTTGTTAGTATATTTAAAAAAGCTAAAGAACAATTAAAGAGACAACATGACAAAAGAAAATAAAAAAAGATGTGATACTTGTGAATGTTACGACTGTGACTGTGAAGATTGCAACTGTGACTGCCACGATGAACAAGAAGACGAGGTGTTAGGAGCACCTGTATGATTGAGTTTGTGCTTGTGTTTATGATGGGATTAAGAGTAATAGACCAAACACAAACCTTTGAAGACGTAGACAGATGCTTGTATTTTGCAGAGAGGTTAAACAAGCAACCTTCAATACCACAAGAGGAAGGACCTAACTTACAAATAACTGCATATTGTAAACCCATAAGGAAAAGATAATGTTAGCAGAACTTGCCGCAGCAAATGCAGCTTTTGGAATAATAAAAAGTTTCGTCTCAAATGGAAAAGAGCTTACAGGTTGTGCTAAACAAATATCTGATTTTGTTTTTTCTAAAGAAGCCATAGAGAAAAACCTTAAAAAGAAAAAAGCTAAAGGTGTGGGAGGTGGAGACTTAGAAGAGTTCATGGCTCTTGAGCAGATAAGAGAAAAAGAAGAAGAACTCAAGCAGATGATGATATATCTAGGCAGACCGGGTCTTTGGCAAGATTGGCAAAGATTCCAAGCAGAGGCTAGAAAGTCAAGACGCTATCAAGAAAAGATGGAGCAAAAGCGTAAAGAAGAATTGATGGAATATCTTGGTTATGGAATAGCTGTTGTAGTTGTATTATTTTTTGCAGGATTAATGGCTTGGTTTATAGGTAAATGGGTAGGAAGATTTTAACACCTTGCATAGGTGTATGTACATTAAAAGATAATATTTGTATAGGATGTGACAGAACCATAGAAGAAATTAAGGAAGCATATGAGAGCACCACAAAGATCACTAGCAAAATGGACAAAACAAAAATGGAGAACCAAAAGTGGTAAACCTAGTACACAAGGGTCAAAAGCTACCGGTGAGCGTTATTTACCTGAAGCGGCAATTAAAGCTTTATCTCCCCAAGAATACGCCGCCTCTACGGCTGCTAAACGCAAAGCAACTAGAGCAGGTAGACAGGTATCTAAACAGCCCAAAAAGATTGCAAGAAAAACGGCTAGATTTAGATAAGAAAAGGAAAGAATTAGATGAGAAAAGAAAACATATATCTAGCAATAGCAAAGCCTTTTCTAAAGATTGGCAATTATCTTATGACGAAACACGTGATATGTTTAAGGCAAAGACAAAAAAAAGAAGGAAATAAGAGGTTATAATGATACAAGCACTTATAGGACCTATAGCTAATTTAGCAGGTGCATGGTTTGAAAACAAAGTTGCCAAAACAAAAGCAGATGGCGAGGCTAAAGTTGCAGAGGCTAAAGCTCGTGCTACTGTTGCAGAGAAAGTTGCAGCAGGCGAGGTTGCATGGGAAGGTAAGATGGCAGATGCAACAGTGGATTCTTGGAAAGACGAGTTTGCGTTAGTAGTCCTACTAGCTCCTGCGATACTAGTCTTCATTCCGGGTATGAGAGAATATGTGCAAAGTGGTTTTGAGGTACTAGCAACTTTGCCTGATTGGTATCATTACCTATTGTATATAGCCATATCTGCATCTTTTGGAATTAAAGGTGTGGGTCAAGCTGCAAAGATGTTAAGGAAAAAGTAATGTTAAACTTTTTTAAATGGCTATTTACTAGTCCTAATAGAGACTTATCTAAACACAGACTACACACAACTAAGTATCAAGATTTATGTATGTAAGGGAGACAAATGAATTTAATAAAACTGCAAGATGAATTAGCAAATGATGAGGGGATTAAATATGAATTATATCTTTGCTCAGAAAATCATTTAACCGGGGGTATTGGGCATCTTATTACAGAATGGGATGTAGATTACTATGGTAAACCTATAGGATATCCTGTACCAAATGAACAAGTTAATGATTGGTTTGAAAAAGATATAGACGTTACAATAAGTGATTGTAAAATTATTTTTGAAGAGTTTGATTCTTTGCCTGAAGAAGCACAACTAGTAATTGCAAATATGTGTTTTCAATTAGGAAGACCAAGGCTATCTAAATTTAAGAAATTTATTGCGGCAGTTAAAGAACAAGATTGGGAACTTGCAGCAGATGAAATGAAAGACAGCAGATGGTATAATCAAACAACTGCGAGAGCAGAGAGATTGATATCTCGCATACAAGCATTAGGAGTACCAGTATAATGTCAGCATCTGATAATAAAATGATTGAGGCTATAGCTAAGATGTATCCAAAGCTTAAAAAAAGCCAAATCACTAATTTTGTAAAAAAGAAAAAGAAAAAACCTGTAACTGTAGCAAGTATTACAAAAGTTAAAGTAGGTGTAATACCTGTTAAGAAAAAGAAAAAACCAAAGAAGAAAGTATAATGGCAAAAGAACTAACAGAAAAGCAACGTAAATTTTTAGATGTACTCTTTGATGAGGCAAATGGGGATGTTACACAGGCGAAACTACTTGCAGGCTATGCACCTACCAGTTCTACGTCTGACATCGTCAGAGGCATAAAAGAGGAGGTTCTAGAGGCTACTCAAATGTTTATGGCACGTAACGCACCTAAAGCAGCAGTCGCAATGGTTAGTGGTATTAATGATCCTACAGAGCTAGGAATCAGAGACAAGATGACAGCAGCAAAAGAATTACTTGACAGAACAGGTCTAGTGAAGACAGAGAAGATGCAAGTAGAATCTACAGGTGGTGTTATGCTTATGCCTATGAAAAATGTACAAACAGAAGATGAATAATAGAAGTATAGGAACTTGGGAACTACCCCAACCAACAGATTTAAAAAAAGATGATGAGTGGATTAAAATACCACGTATAGCTAGAACAGTACCGTTTGGCTACATCCAAGATGAACAAGACCCTGAAACCCTTAATCCTATAAAAGATGAACTAGATAAATTAGAAATGGCTAGAAATTATGTTAAGCAATATTCCTATAGACAAGTAGCTAATTGGCTAACAACACAAACAGGAAGATACATTTCTCATGTAGGACTAAGAAAAAGGTTAAAGAATGAGCAAAGACGTAAGAACCAAGCTAGAAGCCTACGCAAGTGGGCAGAGTATGCAGAAGCGGCGATCTCCAAGGCGAAAGAAATTGAAGAAGAAAGAACAGGTGCAAAAGCCTATTCTTGAGTCTAAAGTCCAAGAGGTTGAAGATATAGAAGAACTACCCATTGAGCAAACGCACAATGTTATATTTAAACCAAATGAAGGACCTCAGACAGAATTTTTAGCAGCTGGAGAACGAGAAGTGCTTTATGGTGGAAGTGCTGGTGGTGGCAAAAGTTATGCCATGTTAGCAGACCCATTAAGATATATGAGTCATCCATCATTTAGTGGTCTGTTGTTAAGACACACAACTGAAGAATTAAGAGAATTGATATTTAAATCTCAAGAGTTATATCCAAAGATATATCCGGGAATTAAATGGTCAGAAAGAAAAATGCAATGGGTAGCACCATCAGGTGCAAGGTTGTGGATGTCTTATCTAGATAGAGACGATGACGTATTAAGATATCAAGGTTTAGCATTTAGTTGGATAGGCTTTGATGAATTAACACAATGGGCAACACCATACGCATGGAATTATATGCGTTCTAGATTGAGGTCAGTAGCAAAAGACTTACCAATATTTATGAGAGCAACAACAAACCCGGGAGGTAGAGGTCATCACTGGGTTAAAAAAATGTTTATAGACCCAGCTCCATATGGAAACTCGTTTGATGCTACAGATATTGAAACAACAGAGGTGCTTAGATACCCAGCAGGACATGCAAAGGCTGGTAAACCTTTATTTAAAAGGAGATTTATCCCTGCACGATTATCAGACAATCCTTACCTTGCAGAGCAAGGGGATTACGAGGCAATGCTATTATCATTACCTGAACAACAAAGACGTCAATTACTTGATGGCGATTGGGATATTAAGGAAGGTGCTGCATTTACTGAGTTTGATAGGAATATTCACGTTGTTGAGCCTTTTGCTATACCAAGTAATTGGGTTAAGTTTAGAGCATGTGATTATGGTTATGGTAGTAAGTCTGGTGTTTTGTGGTTCGCTGTATCACCTTCTGAACAAATCATTGTCTACAGAGAGCTCTATGTTAGCAAAGTCCTTGCCACAGATTTGGCAGATATGATATTAGAGCTAGAAGAGAACGATGGTGGCATGAGATACGGAGTATTAGATAGCTCTTTATGGCACAAACGTGGAGATACAGGACCTTCATTGGCAGAACAAATGATACAAAGAGGGTGTAGATGGAGACCATCAGACAGAAGTAAAGGTAGTCGTGTAGCAGGTAAAAACGAGATACACAGACGTTTGCAAGTAGATGAGTTTACAGAAGAGCCAAGATTGGTATTTTTTAATAACTGCACTAATATAACTGCACAATTACCATCTTTGCCTATTGATAAGAAGAATCCTGAAGATATTGACACATTATCAGAAGATCACTTGTATGATGCATTAAGATATGGTATAATGTCAAGACCACGGTTTAGCTTATTTGACTATGACCCAAGAGGTGTTCCAACACACTCTATGCCAGTAGCAGATGCTACATTTGGATATTAAGGATATAACATGGATGAAAATGAAGAAATAATAGTAGAAAGTGAAGCAGTATCACTAGAAGATTCTGAAGACACAAACACTACTGATGTAAATACCACAAACATAATACCATTTGTCATGGAAAGATATTATCGTGCAGACGATTACAGAGAACTAGATGAACAAAGATGGCTAAGAGCCTACAGAAATTATAGAGGTTTATATGGCTCAGATGTGCAATTTACTGAAGCTGAAAAATCTCGTGTTTTTATTAAAGTAACAAAGACAAAAACATTAGCAGCCTATGGGCAAATTGTTGATGTTTTATTTGCTAACAATAGATTTCCGTTGAGTGTAGACCCTACGGAACTACCAGAAGGAGTAGTAAAAGATGTTAGTTTTGATCCTAAAGAACCTGAAGAATTACGTGACAGCCTTCGTGGAAGCACTAGTTTATCAACCTCACCTTATGGCTTTAAAGGAGATGGTAAAGACTTACCTAAAGGTGCTACTGCAAAAACTTTGGAAAGTATGCTTGGTCCTTTGGAAGACAAGCTTAAAGATGTTGAAAACCTTAAAGCAGAAGCTGGTAAAACTACCACAGCAGTTACGTTTAGTCCTGCGATGGTTGCGGCAAAAAATATGGAAAAGAAAATCCACGACCAATTAGAAGAGTCTGGAGCGAGTAAACATTTACGTAGCACAGCCTTTGAGATGGCATTGTTTGGAACAGGTGTTATGAAAGGACCTTTCGCTGTTGACAAAGAATATCCTAGTTGGGATGAAGAGGGCGAATATGATCCTACATTAAAAACTGTGCCACAAGTATCTCATGTGTCTGTTTGGAACTTTTATCCAGACCCTGATGCAAACAATATGGATGAAGCACAATACGTGATTGAAAGACATAAGATGTCACGTTCTCAATTAAGAGCTTTAAAAAAGAGACCTCACTTTAGAGGTGAAGTTATAGAAGCTGCTATAGCTGAAGGTGAAAACTACACAAAAGAGTCATGGGAAGATGATTTATCTGACTATGCACCTGAACATGGTATAGAAAGATTTGAAGTTCTTGAATATTGGGGTATGTGTGATACTGCAATGTTATTAGATCAAGAGGTAGAGATACCAAAAGAATTAGAGAAGTTAGACGAGTTACAAGTTAATGTATGGATATGCAATGGCAAATTACTAAGAATGGTTCTTAATCCTTTCAAGCCATCAACAATCCCATACATGGCTGCACCATATGAATTGAATCCGTATTCATTCTTTGGTGTAGGTATTGCTGAAAACATGGATGATACTCAAACTCTTATGAATGGTTTTATGAGAATGTCAGTGGACAACGCAGTATTATCAGGTAATCTACTCATAGAGGTAGATGAAACAAATTTAGTTCCGGGTCAAGACTTATCTGTATATCCGGGAAAAGTATTTAGAAGACAAGGTGGAGCACCGGGTCAAGCTATATTTGGCACTAAGTTTCCAAATGTGTCACAAGAAAATTTACAACTGTTTGACAAAGCTAGACAACTAGCAGATGAAAGTACAGGACTGCCATCATTTGCACATGGACAAACGGGTGTATCAGGAGTAGGTAGAACTGCTAGTGGTATATCAATGCTTATGAATGCAGCAAGTGGTAGTATAAAAACTGTTATTAAAAACGTAGATGATTATTTACTTAAACCTTTAGGTGAAGGATTATTTAGATTTAATATGCAGTTTGATTATGATAAAAATATAAAAGGTGACTTAGAGGTTAAGGCACGTGGAACAGAAAGTCTAATGGCTAATGAAGTTAGAAGTCAAAGACTTATGCAGTTCTTACAAGTAGCGTCTAATCCTGTTCTTGCACCTTTTGCTAAGTTTCAGTATGTTATCCGAGAGATAGCAAAAGCTATGGACTTAGACCCAGACAAAGTTACAAACAACATGGATGAAGCCTCTTTACAAGCAGAGCTTATGAAACAATTCCAAGCACCCCTAGACAATCAGCAACAACAACCACCTGCGGGTACAGACCCTATGGACCCCACGGGGGCAGGAGGAGCAACTATTGGCACTGGAGTAGCACCAACTCCGGGTGAGCAAGGATTTACAGGAAGACCTCAAGATGGACAACAACAGCAACAACAACAGCAATCAACAGCAAATACTCAGCAGCCTCAAGCCGCTGGTCAACAACCTCAAGCTCCTGAACAGCTTCAGTGATTACGTTGATTACCTAATAGCACAACAGCATAAGCTATTAGAACAAACAGATAATACTATTACAATGCATAGAGCACAAGGTGCTGTTGCATTATTACGCAGACTAAAAAGACTTAGGGATGAAGTAAACTCAAACAATGGCTGATGTAAATGAACAAATGGATGAGATGTTAGGCAGTAGCTATACAGATGATACTACAACTAAAATGCCTTCAGGTTTTGAAAAAGTTCAACGTAAGTTACGTGCAGAAGATAGAGGTGAGGGCAAAGTCTTTGTTGATAAGCCTGATGCAGACGAAAGAATAAAATCACACATGACAGGCATGGCAATAGGTAGTGCAGCACTTCCATCTGATGCAGTGTCTTTAGCAAATGAAACAAGCCAGTTTGTAAATAATGATGAATTATTATCTGCTTTATTTCCAAATTTAGCTAATGCAGCGGATGGACTTAAAACAATTAATGAATTTGTAGGAAGACCCGGGTTTGAAGAATTAATAAAAGCTATGGGTATAAAGTCTGATCCCAAGAATCCAAATCAAATTGCTGGTGAAATGATGTCACCGGCTTTTTATGGTCCTGCCGCAAAGACCGTTGCTAAATTATCTAAAGATGCTTTAAATTTATTAGATGAAGTTACAGCCTCTGTTAAAACTACACAGTTACAACCACAAGGTGCTAACATAGGTGCTATTACAAAAGTTCCTGAAGTAGATACTTTTAGTAAACCTACTATAAATTTAAATGAAGTAGGTGGTAATACAGTAGCAGGAAAAAAAGGACAAGCTGATTATGTTGAAATGGAGAATAGGGCATTAAAGCTTTATAAAAGCAAAGATAAAATACCTAATGAAATTAAAGACAATATGTATTATATGACAGGTGCGTATAGAGATGCAGAGGGTTTTTTAAAATATAAAATACCAACTGCTGATGCTCAATTAAACGTAGGACTTTTATCTAATCCTAAAATAAATGTAATAAGTAAACGTGATTTTTTTAATGCAGATAATTTACCCACAGAGGGTCTTAGACTAGAAGAAGTATTAAACTTTAAAGATTTATATAATCAATATCCTGATTTAGCTTCTAATTTAAGAAAAAGAACAGACAATACAAAAGAGATTCAGTATGGTATATTAAAAGATATAAAAGTTAAAAACTTTGATACTTATATCAAAGAAAGAGGCTTTAATGAAAAACAAATAGAAAAATTTAGAAACAGTGGTACAAGAGCTATATAT